GAACCTTGTGGATTACATACCCTTGCGCTACATGGTAAGTGGCAAAGGTTGTCCAACTTTTTGCATCGAACTTCTGCACTCGCGGCTTACTGTCTTTTTTCGGCGGCCGCCCATCGTTGTAGGTTGGCACCTCAATCAAAGCGTGCACAAATTTCTCTTCGCCCTTTGGCACTTCGTAGCTGATCTTGCTCAGGTCTGCTTCGTGCGCATCAAATTCGTTTGCCAGCAAAGCATTTAGCATTCCATTTCGCGGTTCATCGCTAAACGGCAACGGCTCATCCTGCGCCCGGAGTGCTTCAATGTCCTTTTCTACTGTTGCGGGCTTTACGCTGTATTCATCGCACACATGGGCAATGATGTCTTCATCTGCCATGCCTGTCAGCAGTAGCTCGCCCACCCGGTTAAAACGTTCATCTCGTTTACTCATTGGTTATGGTTTGTGCCGGAGCATCCCCGGCAGGTTGTACAATATATCCTCGTAATACCTCAGCAATCCGCTGTATTTTTACCTGGTAGTCCAGCTCCTCACCGAACTGCAACAGGCTTGTATTTTCGCGCTCAAAGCGAGCTATCAAGGTGCTGAAGTTCATTTTTAGCATGTAATTTTCATACTCGATTTCACCAGCTTGATACATCGCCTGCACCTGCGTTTTGTCAAGGTGCCGGAACGGGTCAAGGTCGGACATTATGCGCACCCGTTGCAGCTCGTTCGGGTTATTCTTGTAGCGCACTTCGTAGTATTCAGACTGCAACATGCCTAGCACCTTGTCATCAACGCCTGCTGTCTTTGCCTGTTGGTACATTTCAAGCAGTTCAGCTGGTTCGTGCAGGTAGAACTCAGTGCCGTAATTGATGTGCGCACTGACAAAAGCAGCACCATAACGAAGTTTGCAAATCGTCTCATCCACCCACTGCTGCGCTAACTCAAACTGCCGCTTCAGGTTGCGCAATACCTGCGCTTTGCTTTCAAAGGAGGCGATAACCTGCTTTTCATTGACCGCTTGGTTCTTGCTCATCTCACCGCCTGTGCCTGTGACTGCCTGGAATATCTCAAGCGCATAGGCCCGCCGTTTTTCGCGCACGTAGTCCAAGCTGTTGCGGTCAACGCTTACAATACCTACCGGGTCTCTAAGGTCTGCTTTGTCGTTTTCCAATCCCGGAGGCGTTACCTCAACAAAGGAACCCGCCCCGTTGATGCGGCGCTTAGAGCAAATCGGGCAGCGCTGTATGCCGTGCCCATGCCCCCTGCTGCCTGAACGGCTTAGCACATAGGTGCTGTCTGAGTCCCTGCGCAAAAAACCACTGTCACAATATACGAAACCGTCACGGCTGTTGTCCGGTGCGCTGTAGTCGCAGTCCTGAGCGAAGCCCCAATAGATTGGGTAAGCGCCGTACAGGTCCAAGTGGCGTTCAGATATAGCAAAGAACAGATACCAGTCCAAGTCGCCGAGCTGCTTGGTGATCGGGTTCTGCTTAACACCTTGCTGCCTGAAATTGATGGCATCAGACATGAAGAACCGCGCCGGGCAGTAGTCAAGCCCGTGCACTGCCTGTCGCTTCAGCTCTCCTAGCTCCTTATCGGTGTAATCATACACCTGCACTGCCTCATCATCAATAACAGCTAGTTCATCGTCTTCCTGCTGAAAGATGATGTAGTCGAATGTAACGCCATCTTCTTCAAGCTCGTAGTCAATAACGCTATCAATATTCAGCCAGTACCAATACGCATCAGCGCTGTTTTCCGGCATGTCAACGACGAGTATAGAGTTAGGCATCGAACGCAGCGCCTGCATCCCTTTAGTACGCCATTTGCGCTGCTGCTTTAGCACCTGATCTCTGTACTTATCCCAATCCTGCGCCGCTTCCGGCGTGGTAAATTCGTAGTTAAAGACGGCGTTTTTGCCGTCAAAAATCTTTTCAAGTGCTGAATAAATCTGTTCGGTAAGCTCTACTGTCTTACCAGGGAACCGGAACAACGAACAGAACACCTCATATTTCTGCTCCGGTATCAGGTCTCTAACCCAATTCAGAAATTCTGTGGTGTACTGTTCAGCGTGGCGTTGGCTTAGTGATACATCAGTATGAAAGCGCACGCGCTGCTCATGACTTATTGCATCCGCAATCATCGTCCTGCTGCGCTTTGCTTCCAGTAGTTGTTGTATCTCGTTTTTTTGCAGCACTTGCCGTTTGCTTTTTGCTTGTCCCTTTTTGCTTTTTCCACCCGTGGCCCATGCCTAGAATCCGCTTGGCATGTTCTGCCTTAAATTCGTAGGGCTTACCGGACTGCGGGTGGATTAATATTGTCGTTTCTTCCATCTTACGATGTTGCGAGTTTGTCAAGCGGGTTGAAGTCCGTAGGCGTTACTACGTAGAACTCATCCAGGATATTTGGCAGCACCTCAAAGCGGAATGCGTTGGCATCGCGCTCATCAAAACCACCAAAGCGTTTCTGCCCGAGGAAGAACGTCTTATCAGCTACCGGGATGGGGTAGAACTCTGTCGGGTTACTGTTGTCATCAGCAAGGCCGCCGATCTGCCCGTACTCGTTGATAAGGTACACGCCGAAAATTTCGCACTCATAGGCACGGATCTCCTTTGCGATGCTCTGCGGCAGCTCGTAAAAGTTACCTTCAAACAAGTCAAGGTTAGCGCCTTTCACAGCCTGCTTGCCACCGAGGGAGTCATTACCGCCACCTACCAGGCGCGGTTCACCTGGCGTGTTGGTAACGCCTTCAGTGAACGGGGTTTGCACTGCCTTAGTGCCGTCAGAGGCAGAAAGCAGCGGGGACCACGATGCAATCACATTCGGGTTTGCTGATGCAATTGTGAATTTGTTTTTGGTAGTGCCTGTGGAGTAGACACGCTGGAAGATCATCTTCTGAATCTGACCGAAATCCTCCAGGCAGGTAGGAAGGGTAATATCACCGATTGCTGAGCCGGGAGGGCAAGAACATAATGCCATTTTGATATGGTTTATGATCGTGCTGGCTCGTTCGCACGGGATTAACAAATAGTTGCAACAAAAATAGGATAAAAATTTGGAAATGTCAAACACTAAAAAACCCCTACCGGACAAGCAGGGGTGGTAAGTAGCATAAGTATGAAAAAAACATCGGGGTGAAGATAGTTATTTATTTCACTTTGATGGTAGTTTTTCGCAGGGATAAGCGCCCATGGGCATACCTGCTTGCATCAATGCTGTGATTGTACTCATCAATAGGGACACTGGCTTTTTTGTCGTTCCACACGTAGTTGTTAAGCTCTTTGATTGTGTTTTTGCTATCTGGTGTTACAATGATTTTATAATCCTGCATCTTGCGGATACCGTCCTGCACACTACCGGGATACTTCAGAGCTTTTGCAACATTCAAACGCGCCTTAGCCATCGCAGCTACCGTTCGTTTCTCGTTGGTATCGCAAACAATAAGGTCGCGCTGGCTCTTGATAGCTCCCCGCACTGATTCAATCAATTGGTCTACCGATAGCTCGTAAGCATACAGGCACTCATCAAGGTAGAGTATTTTGCGCTTGTTGTCTATTGCCAGGCGCACTAGGGCGGTCGGATCGGGGCTGTAGCCGAAGTCAAGGCCGTAACAGTGCGGCAGGCTTTGGTCAAAGGCTCCTGTTGTCCAGTTGGTGAATACTACGCCTTCTGCTCTTTCCAGCCAGCCACCTAAGATAAGATTGCGGTATTTGTCAGGGTTATCCCGCTTGATGCGCTCTACCTGAGATAAGAACGACTTGTCAAGGTGCTGTAGGTTGTCAAGGTAGGTGGTATGAATGTGAATAACGTCAGGGTGGTTGCTTACCGGGATTTGCTGCCCGTCTACTTCAATGAAACTAAGGTGGTTTTCAAACCAGCGCTTGTATATCCAATGCTCTTTCGTGGTAGGGTTCAGAATGAGAATTACGCTGTTCTTTGCGTTGCTTGTCCTGATGGATAAGTCTATCTTATCAAAGCTTGCCTCATCCACCATCTCTTCTGCTTCATCAATTACAAAGGTGCTCACCCCTTGTATAGATTTGAGCTTTGCTGTCTGATTGCCGGAGCTTGTTTTGATGCCCCGAAAAAGGATATCGGAGCCGGTAACAGTGCAAGTGATGTCTTTTGTCTTGACATCAAAGAAGTCTAGCCCGCCGAGCAGCTCTATCTTTTCGGTAAATTCAGGGATAATACTTATCTCTGCCGACGCCATCGTGTATCGAGTGTACAACACGCGCTTGCCTGGTGCGCCCCAAATATCGCGGCAAATGAAAGCAGAGACAGCAAAAGACTTGCCAGAGCCTCTACCGCCGGTAATAATGATATACCGCTTTCCGTGCGATTGGTCGAAAAGCGGCTTGTACTTCTTTGGTATTTTGATTGGTTTGCTCAATCACCGATGATGATTTGTGGAGGCGCGGGTGGCTGTTTCTGCTTGTTGTGCTCTTCGTAGTAGCCGACACGTTTAGAGAGGTTTTCGGCTGCCCTGATGCGGTCAGCACCTTTTTGCTCTTCGTCTTCCATAATAGAGCGAAAGAAATTTGTTAGTTCTTCTATAGTGATTTCAAGCTGTTCAGAGTGTTCTTCCCTTAGCTCTTTTACGCGGTTAGATATGCTAACATTTGCTAACAATCGCGCTGCCTGCTCATTTGCCGTCTTTTCGCTGTACCCTGCCCTAATAGCTGCCTGTGTGCCATTGAAGTCAACGACATACTCCCTGCAAAATGCCTGCTGTTTTTTAGTTAGCTTACTCATCACTTTCAAAGATACGTAAAATTAAAACACCATGCTTGTGTCCACCAACATATCCCTTATGGCCTCAAAATCTGCGATGCTGCGAATAATAAAGTAATCAAAGCCGAGGCAGTCAACAATTTTTTGCCATTCTTTTTGCTTTTGGCTTTGTCGTTCGCCTGGCAGCTTGACTTCCAGGTAGGCAACACGCCCACATAGGTCATCATCATGGTACAGGTACGTCAGGTCCGCAACGCCAGCCACAACGCCCTGCCCTTTCATGATCGCGCCTTTCTTGTTGCTGTGCGAGTTATTGTTGTTGTGGTACAGCCTACCGCGTTCGTCTTTGTAGGTATTCCAATGGTGCATGAAGATGCGCTGTTGCAATGCTGCTTCTAATAAGGTTTCGTCACCTGGTTCGTAGCCGTAGTTTAGGGCTTTGGCGGGTTTTGTCTTCATGCCGAGCTTGTCGGTTACGAGCATCACCGTTTTCTCAGGTCGGCTGTAGAAGGTTGGGTACGGGTATTTGGTTATCATTGCCAATGATTTGAGAAGTGACTAATTACCCACTGCGGGGCTTCTGATTGTTTGATTTTCACGCCTTCATAATCTTCATCTGTTACAGATGGGTGGCTATAGACTAATTCAATCAACGTTTCTGCTTTCTCCATCCCCTCAACGTACTTAATCAGCACATCAAATGCCTCCCCGATATATGTAGGGTTTGGCATTGGGTTCTGCCCGCCTCTGCGCCAGATTTGGTAGTCTTTGATGATTTGTAAGGCTGTTTGGATGCTCATGCGAAGCGTTTAAGGATGTTCTCGAATTGTTTTTTGTGTACTTTGTTTTGCAGTCTTTTGTATTCTTCAAGGTACCATGTTGCCCAGGCTGATTCACGTCTTGCTTGATGCCTGCCGGGGTCATATTCTAACCCCTTCGCAAAATCAATCTGCGCTTTGGCTTCAGCGTCTGCCTTTGCTTTTTCCATGTTGCTCATAACTCTTCCAGTTTTGCAATTACTGCTTTCAGCGCCTCAAATTGAAGCCATGTTAGTTGAAAACCAAACAAGTCTTCTGACTGCACTTCAACGTCAAAGCCCTCACCGTTATGCCATTGCGTAACTTCGATGAAGTGATGTTCTTCAGCCAAAGGATCGTAATCTGTTAGGTCGGCAAAGACAG